AGATGAGCGTCTCCCTCACACCCGCCGCAAACGCCGCCAAGCTGAACGCGGAAGCGGCTGGCCAAGGCGAGGCCGCCATGCGTCGGGCGGCCATTGAGGCTGAGGTCTATGCGCACCGCATGGACGGCACGGCGGCGGCTGTCCGCGCCTCTCTGGAGGAGCAGGAGAAGTATGCCCGCTCGCAGATCCACAACGAGTTCGCCCGCGGCATCGACCAAGAGGTGGCGGCCAACGAGCGCCTTGTGGTCGCCATGGGGAAAGGTCTGTCCGCATGGCGGGACGCGGAGATCTACAACGCCGCGTACCTCCAAACGCTGAAGGAGACCACGCCGGCCGAAGCGAATTGGGGGGAGAAGCTCCAGGCTAACATCGATCTACTGAACAGGAAGGCAAAGGCTGCGGACAACAAGGCCTTTGCCGACTATGGGCAGCAGCTTGAGGACCAGACCCGCCAGCTTCAGCTTCAGGCGAAGCTGATCGGTGCCACGCCCGAACAGGCCGCGCGCCTCCAGGTCGACTACGACATCAACAAGCTGCTGATCGACCGCAAGACGACCTACGACCAGTTGTCGGACGTGGAGAAGAAGCAGATCGACGACCTGCGCGAGAAGGCTCTCCAGGTCGCCGACTTCAACGTCAGCATCACCCGCCAGAAGGTGGCCTGGGAGGAACTGTCCAACTCGCTCGGCCGCGCTTTCGACCGCCTTGGCGACTCCCTCTCCCAGGTGTTCGTCGAGGGCAACGCGAAGGCGGTCAACTGGGGCAACGTCACCAAGGCGATCATCGCATCCTTGGTGACCGACCTCCTGAAGATGGCGGCCATCAACCCGCTGCGGAATGCGGCGTTCGGCGGCTCGTCTCCGTCCCTGTGGGATCTCGGGGCGAGCGCGGCCAACCAGAACGCCGCCAACCAGAACGGCCCCTCTGGGGCCGGCAACCTTGTCTCGGCGGGGTCTGGCGCCTACAGCCTCATGGGGGGTGGCGGCACCGGGATCATGCAGGGCGTCACCAATTGGGCTTCGGAAGGGATCTACAACCTGACCGGCTCCGCTGGGCTGGCACAGGGTGTGGGTCTCGGTATCCAGGCGGCGCCGTGGGGGATTGTCGGCGGGCTCGGGGCGTCGCTGCTTGGGCTTGGCAACAAGAACCCGGTGGTCAGCGGTCTCGGTGGTTTGGTTGGCTCCGTGGCCGGCGGCGGGCTCGGCGGATCGGCTCTCGGCGGCTTGCTTGGCTCGGCGGCGGGGCCGGTCGGCGCCGTCGTCGGGTCGTTCCTCGGCACGGCGCTGACTGGCCTGTTCGGCGGGAAGCCTTCGGTCGGCGCCAACGAAGGGACCAACGTCAACTTTGCGAACGGAGCCTTCAGTGTCGGGACATCGGGGGCGGACAACGGCGGCGACGTGTCGAAGTCCATCGCGCTCGCCCAACAGGCCATAGCCAGCCTGAACGGCGTTGTCTCGTCCCTGTCCGGTGTCGGCATGTCGCGCTCCGGCGGGTTCTCCGCCGGCACGATGTCGATCTTCGAAAAGGATGGGCGGTTCTACTCGGATGCCTCCGGGTCGAAGCGCTCGTTCGGGTCGGCCGATGAAGCCGTTGCCGACTTCGTGTCGAACTCGCTGCGCAAGTACATCGACAGCGCGGCGACGGATGGCTCTGGGGCGTCCGAGCGTGCGGCGGCGAACATCCGCAAGGTGATCGACGCCGACGTTGGCGCGGCGCTCACGCAACTGATGTCCGACCTCTCCTTGGCGGCGACCAACTTTGGCGCGGCGTTCGACGCCGTGGGCAAGGCGCAGCCGGCGGAGATCGCGACCCAAGTCGGGGCGGTGGCGCAGTCCTTTGTCACGATGCGGGACCGGGCCGAACAACTCGGCTTGGCGACCGATGGCTTGGCGACCAGCCTGAAGGCGGCCACGGATCGCATGATCGACAGCGCCATCCGCTCGGCCAACGGGACGTCGTTTGTCGACAGTGCCATGGCGATCCGGGAGACGTTCACGAAGGTCGGTGTCGGCCTGCTGTCCACCGGGCAGAGCGGCGACAAGGCGGTGCAGCTCTACGGCGCCCAGATGCAGGCGCTGGTCAACTCGCTCGGCGAAGACGAGAACGCGGTCAAGAACCTGCAAACCCTCGCCGACGCCATGCGCGGCGTGGACGACGTGGCGGAGCAGTTCGCGCTGAACCGCAAAGCCGAAGTCCAGGCCATGCTTGACCAGGCTGCCGCGACCAAGGCGGCGACCGAAGCGGCAACGGCGCAAGCCGCAGCCATGCAGAAGCTGACCGACCAGTCGAGCAGCCTGACGGCATGGCTGAACGGGCAGGCCCTGGGCGACACCTCCAGCTTGTCCGGCGTGGACAAGATGGCGGAAGCGCAGCGGCAGTTTGCCGACGCTCTGACGGCCTCTCGGCAGAGCGGCGACATCAGCGCGGCGACGAAGGCGGCCGACGCCCTGCTCCAGGCCAGCATGCCGGTGCTGGTCAAGGGCACGGAGGCCTATGCGCAGCGTGAGTCGTGGGTCAACACGACGCTGAAGAACCTCGGCCACGAGATGCACCTTCCGGGGTTCCGGACGGGCGGCTCGTTCGAGGTCGGGGGCTGGGGTGGCGAAGACACGACGCTCGTCCGCTTCATGGCGACCCCTGGCGAGCGGGTGACCATCACCAGACCGGATCAGGTGGCCCAGCCGCAGACGCAAACGGTGGTCGTCCGCGACAACCAGGACGTGGTGCGGGCGCTGTCGCAGGCGGTCAACGTGCTGTCGGCCAAGCTCGATCAGGTGACGGCCAAGCTGTCGGCGCTGGAAGGCGAAGATCGCCGGAACGGTAACATCAAGCTCGTCGCCGGAGGCTGAGAATGACCTGGGGCACCTACGCCTTCGGCACGGTTCCGTGGGGCGCGCGAGGTTTCGCGCCCCTCCCGGCTCCGGCCGCCTTCACCTCCGCGGCGCAGGACAGCGTGTGCGACGCCGTGTTTCTGGTCGAACTCCAGCCGACCACGGGCGCGGTGTCAGCCCCGGCGTACAAGCCCCTGACCTGGGGCACCTACGCCTGGGGCACGCTGCCGTATCCCCAGCCGGCGGCGGGCTCGGTGCGCATCGACCTGTCTGACCGGGACTGGACGAGCCGGCCGTCTGACACGCGGCCCAACGTCCATTTCGAAGGGCGGTGCGAGGCCCCGCAGTTCGACCGGAGCATCCCGATCGTGCCAGGGAGCGGCCGGGCGGCGGTGTCCATCGGCGAATTGCAGGTGGTCAACGCGGACGGCGCCTACGACGCCACGCCGGACGCGCTCGCCATCGACGCCACGCCGTTGCGGATCTCGGTCCTGCCGAAGCGCTCCAGCCTCTACAACGAGGCGGCAACCGTGTTCGGCGGGCAGGGCCTGGATTGGTGGTCCGACCGCGAATACCTGCACGTCCGCATGCGCGATGCCGGCTACCTGCTCGACGTGCCGCTCCTGTCGCTCTACGGCGGCACGGGCGGAGCGGATGGCGGGGCGGAGCTGGCGGGGAAGCCGATCCGGCAGACCTACGGGCTTTGCCGGAACGTCTCGGGTGATCTGGTCAACTCGGGCCTGCTGATCTACCGCCGGCACGACCGGCTGATGCAAGCGGTGGATGCCGTCTACATCTCCGGCGCTCCGGTGACTTGGGACGGCAACGTCTACAGCAGCTATGCCGCTCTGGCGGCGGCGACGGTCGCCTCTGGCCGTTACGCGAAGTGGCTCGGCTCGGATGGCTCCGGGTGGCGCCTCGGCTCGTCGCCGGGCGGGACGGTCACGGCGGATGTTCGAGGCGATGCGGTCGGCGGCTATGTGGACGACACCGCCGGTATCATCCGGCGCATCCAGGAGAGAGGCGTCAGCACGTCGGCGCTCGCGCTGTCCAGCTACGCCAGCATGAGCGCCTATCTGCCGGGCGTGATCGGCTACTGCGTGGACAGCCAGAAGAACATCAGCGCGGCGGCCACGGAGGTTGCGACCGCGGCGGCGTGTTGGTGGGGTGATGCCGGTGACTGCCTGCTGTCGGTCGGCCGACTGGCCGCGCCGGTTGGC